ACCAATACCTTCATATTTTGTAAATCAGCACTACTAGGAGAATCAGATGCATCATATGACTTTGTAGTATTATAAATACGTTGTACGTCTTGTAAATTCATATTAATAGTATCAATTGTATCCATATCTATGATACCACTAATACCATTTGTAGTCACAAAGTTAATATCTAAACTTTCCCCTTCTTCTACTAATTGTAAGAAGTTTACTGACATTAAGACATAGACTTGACCGTCACTATCAACATGAACAGAATACCATCTGCCACCTTCATATTTTAGTAAAGCATCATCGCACTCTTTCCAAATGTTACCATGTTGTACAATCTCAACAGAACCATCTGAAACATTTTTATACCCCAAATAAATACGTCTTGATACATCACCATCAACATTTTTATTTGACTTTAAATCATCCTTTGACCATGAAACAGTTCTAGCAATACCTTCCATAACAGGAATATCTATATAATCAAAAGAGCCACTCTTTGTAATTGTCTCTTTTGCAACAAAGTTTACTACACTTGAATTGATACTACTTGTAAAAGAGGTGTATTTAGGAATTGTTATCTCCCTATTGTCATTATTAACAAATACAATCCTAACCTTACACTCAGAAGACTTAGTTAATGGAATCCGATAGTTCATAGAACGTAGTAACGCTCTTACATTCTTATCTTGAACTGCAGTATCTAAATACGTCTCAAAAGCCTGTGTATCCAAGTAAAAGTTTTGCATATCTTGAACACCAGCCATCAATTCAATAAGTGTAATACCTAAGTCAGATTCATTAAAATCTGTCCACTTATCTGTCAACTTTGGTATAGTATTTATTAACTCTTTACGTATACTAACAATATCTCTATTTGTATATGATAAGCTATTGTTACTACTAGCCAATCCTTACCTCCTTTCTAGTACGATGTAGTACTTACAGCACCACCTAATTCATACATATCTACACCATCAATAGACTTATTGAAAGGGTATACATAAGAACCCATAATATTACTATTAGCTATGCGATATGTTATGTGTATTGGTACTGTATTTGAATCCTCCCAATTACTACCTAAACTAACATCTTCGACAACAATTCTTTTTTCCCAATTACCTAATGCTTCTTTTATGTAAATAGAGATTAAATCGTGTGCCACAAATTTATTTTGCTCAAATATAACTAAATGTAACCGACTACCAAACTCAGGAAGAAAAAACCTCTCACCAACCCTAGTAGATAAGATAGTATAGATACTCTCATTAATTTTATCTTCTCCACTTATTACACTTGTTATTCCCTTACCATCTCTAAAGTTTTGTTTAAATGTCTTTTGCAAGGATAAGCCACTACCAGCTATTGTATTTTTAAATTCTTGATTATAGTAAAAAGCCATAAAATCACCTATACCTCTGCTACTCAAATTATAGAATTATACCTATAATGAGATTTTGTAAAACTTCACAGTTTTACTTACTGCTTCAACGTATATGCTTTCATAATTTAATAAATTAAATATACTAATCACAAGTTCTTGTATACTCCACAGTCGTCAATTCCCAAATAAGCCTTCGGTACATACCTCTCCCATTAATATATAATTAATTCACATATCTAAATTAACACAAAAATAGCGTACCCACTTTACATGAGTACGCTATTTTTGAACTGTGTCATATTTGAAAGGAGCGAAGTTTATGTACACAATAAACCCCTTGTAATTAAGAAAATGAAAAGAAAACTTAATTACATATGAAGTATAACACATTAAATCTTATCTGTAAAGAATTAACTCTCTATAATCCTAACATTATCTGCTTGCATACGTATGCTATTAGAATTTACTTTGAAAGAATTAGATTTTACACTAACACTATCAGCTGACATAGTAATAGAATCCGATATTGTAATAGTAGCACCACTTGCTTTTAATGTAATATTACCACTATTAGGAATAACTTCTATCCCTCTACCACCTTCATACCCTATGTCAATCTTGCCATCATGTATCTTAACTAATACATTATTCTCACCTTCCATGAGAATAAATTCTTTTCCCTCAGCTGATGAAATCTTAAACTTCTGACCATTAGCATCTTCAATACCAATAGAATTTGTCTCATCATCGGTGTCAAAATACATCATAGAACCATGACGAGATTTGTATATCATCTTATGAGTAGGAGATTCACGCTGTGATTCTATAGGTACTTCATTAGCACCTACTACACCACTCCATACACCAGTAGTCTCTTCACTGCCATATCTCTTTTCTAAAGTAGAATCCGTCCCAAATACAGAACCTAAATATACAGGTTTATTTGAGTCCATATCTTCAAACATGACCCATACATACTCACCAATCTCAGGTACAATAAAAGAACCGTAGTTATATCCACCACCAATAGATGAGCAATAACTTGCCCAAGGTAGTGATTCAGTAGAAGTGCCACCACTTGAAATAGTACGATGAATCATAGGTACACGTATTTGAACCCTACCTATTCCTAAAGGGTCTACATTATTCTCAACTCTAGCACGGAATATACCACCTAACTCAGTAGGTGCTTGCAAGCTACCATAGAAGTCATTACTATTTACTGACATAATAATTAACCCCTATAACCACCATTATCCTGTTTACCACCAGGGTTATTATCGTTCCATTCAGTGCCATCCATTTGAACATCAATATGGTCTCCTTCAAAGTTCATACCTAAACCAATAGACCTACCATATTCAATAAACTCATAACACAAACTACCAGGAGTATCATCGCCATTGATAATCCAACCACCAGATAAACCTTCAGGACCGAACCAATCATTAACGTCCATTTTCCAACCATTAGCATGACTATGCGGACCGCTTGCATGCTCACCATTTGTGCCAGCAGTACATACTAATTTATGACCAGTTCTATCATAGAACCACTTACCTAAATCTTCTAAGGCACTAGGTACATCCTTAATACAACCCTCAACAGAAACACTTGTATTTTGTTTTACCCAATATTTGCCATCTGTATCACTAATTTTATTTGTATCCAATTTCTTTGCACTTTCTCCCTTCAATTTCTGTCTAGCTTTATCACTATTCTTTTGTAAATCTAAAGAAGTAGTAAACATGCCATCCGAAATAGTATCCGTAATTCCTTGAATATGATATACACCACTTGTATGATGTAAAAACCCATATTTTGTATAGACTGCAATCTTGATATGACCATCAAACTTAACTTTAGTATTGCCCATTATCTCAAGACTAGCCCCATATACTGAACTAAAGTATCTAGACCACATACTAGCGGCTGATGATTCTAAGTTTTTAAAAGAAGAACCACTCATACCTAGTACTACACCAACACCAGTAGTTGACTCTGCTCTATCTTTATAAGCATCACTTGCTAGACTACCACCAACACCCTCAATAGTACACTCTAGCATCTCATTCCGAACAGAATCGATACTTAAAGCATTTGTAGGTACTTTATCTGTAGCAATCTTATCAGACTCAAACTCAGGCGAGAAACTAATTACTTGACTATCTCTACGACCTGTATAAATCTCAAACTCACCACAAATCTCCAACTTTTGCTTTTTACCACCAAAAGTAATAGAGCGTACCCCTTTTTTCATCTCTTCATCTGTGATACCATCATTCCCTAAATTAATATTAGCACCCTTTGTAGCATTGTTTAAAGCACCATTAAGACCTACAACACCACTATTAACACTATTAGGTATATTCTCTTTTAAAACTTCGTCTCTAGATACATTCGCAATGCCAGTCGTAGATGCTACAATACCACCTAAAGAGCCAGGCTTAGTTAATTGAGGTAGTCGACCTTTAATAATATTACCAATACCATTATTTGTATCAAAAATCGTAGTTCCTACTTGTCCTTTATTGACAATATCTAGCATAGAATTAGCAGTATCTATATACTTAGAAATCTTAGACTTCTTCCCTAATACACCTGATAATCCTTGAATAGCACCTTGAACACTAGTCACGTCTTTAGCACCATTCAATGCCTTGTAGATATTTTGAGCAGTATCTACATATTTTTGTACCTTCTCTACTTTTTCTTTACCAACAACACTTGTCAATAAATCTTTAGCCATGAAACGAGTATCTTTTATATCAAAATACTCTCGATTTTTATACAAATCAACTAAAGTCTTAGCAGTCTTTACATAAGTATCAATAGCAGTATTATTAATCCCTAATTCTTTTGAAATAAGAGATTCTATCTCACTATAATCACCACTTTTAATCTTATCCCTATCTAAAAACATAACAGACGTAATCTTATCATGAATCTTTTTAATATTAGGAGATTGATTTGGTAACAGTGTATTTAAAAGACTATCTGCTATACCACCATATAATGCTGTCTTATTGTTTTCTTGATTATTAAGTATTTTATCCCTATTCTCTGAAATAAGTTTAACAGCATCTGATACTATCTTAGAAACACTACTAGAACCTACAATGCTTTTAAATACATTAGCATAATCATCTATAGACTTTGAATCTTTTCCTTGGATAGAACCACTAAATTTATTAACAAAGTCAATGTATTTAGAGATATCCCCATCTATCTTATCCTTACCAAAAATCTTTAAGAAAGATTGAGTTATCTTATTCATATCAGGTTTTGAAACCTTTTCAGATGAACTCAAAGGACTTACATTACCTATTGTAGCAGTTGAACCTAAAGGTGACTTTAAAGAACCTTCTTGAATACTTAGTAAATACTCATGTAAATCACCTAAATCTGACATCAATGTAGCAATATCTTCTGAATCTGATTCAGCCAAAGCCACAGCTACATATTTTGTAATCAATTCTTCAATGAAAGCATCATCACCATATGTCTCAACCTCAGATACATTCCCTTGATAAGAAGAACGACTAAGCATATCAGGAACGCTATGAGTAGTAAATTCTACACCATTAATTATCCTACCCTTATTAGCTACATCATAATGCCTACCACTATTAATTGTCTCTTTATAATAGATGATACGATTATAGACATCTTGCATTAACCTCTTATTATATGATATACCATCTTCCTTAGTATTATTACTTTTTAGTGATAATAGAATAGAATTAAATATATCAACATAATGAAGTTCCCTACAATGATTATCAGCTATAGCACGATTGAAAGCCTGTAGCTTACTATTTTTGATAGTCGATTTAGCCATGAAAACAGGTAATACAGAAACAACAAAGAACTGAACACCCATTGACTCAAATTTACGTGCTAATAAGTTATAATAATCTACATAATTAATGATATTATCTAAGTCATTTAATCCAAGCATCATATAAATACGACTACCTAGTGATGCCTGACTTTTTATTGTATCTATATTATCTTTTAGCCATCTATAATTAGCTTTTTCATCATAAATATATGCTATATCTTTATTTGTAGGTATTGACACACTTAAATCTTTAACCCTAGAGTCACCTACAAAAATTACCTTACCACTACCAACTACACTAACATCTGAAGAACGATTACTCCCTAATACATGAGAAGAAACACCCATGACTTTTAAGTATGCTTCATTACCTAAAGCATTACCACCACTATTAGCAGTCGTTGCACTCGTAGAAGATGTATTATCTTCCATCTTCTTATAGGTAACAACTGTCATATCACCATACATTTCATTTGGTACAAAAAAAGCCTTCTCTACACCATCTACAACTTGTGTAAAATAACGATACCCAGGCTTATCAGAATCTAAAGGCTCAGATTTTTCTAACAACTCATCGGAAATAAACTCCCTCATGTTCTTAGTCTCAGTCTTAAATTCCTTAGGTTTACCATCCTCACCTAATATAGGTTTAGTCTCTACAATACGTCCTATAGCAATGCCAGCTTTTTGACACATCGCACGTACAATTTCAGATGGCTTGCCACCATAAGTAGCTACATCAAAGGTCATATTTAACTTCTTAGTAGAATTAACATCTGACTCAGCTACACAGTTTAAAGTTAAAGTTAAGGCAGGCCCCTCAAAGTTGAGTGTATATTTTAAAGCCTTACCTATTAAAGATATATCTTCAATAACTTGACCTTTTCTATTACACCAACCATATCGACACCTAACATTACCCTCTTGTTTAGCACTTACATTCTTTTTAGTACCTTCTTTATGTGTAGGGTCTTTCTTTTCATCTTCTTTTGTATATGTATTAGCCTTTTCAGCTTCTTCATCTTTCTTTTTATTTTCAGAATTTTGCCAATCTACATTACCCTGTGTAACAGCATTACCTGTATCTTTCAACTGTTTAGCAGTTTTCCAATTCTTACCAGCTGGGATAGCATTAGCTAATAATTCTTCTATACGTAAAGCAGTATCATCGTATAACTCAATGTCAAAAGTCGAACCAGCTAAATCTTGATTCGACTTTCCTTTACGTTCCACATTAAGACTAATAACTGATTCATTGTAATCTTTATTGCCAAAATAAGATATATTATGACCATCAATCACTAAATCAATGAAAGCGTATAAAGGCTGATGACCACTTAAATCTCTCGTTATTTGACTCTCTTTGAAATCACTCATATCTGAATAACCCCAGTATCGTAAATAGATTCTATAGCTGGTATTCTAAGAACTACACCAGATGGTACATCTAAAGGGTTATCTATATGATTCATAACAGCTATTGCCCAGTACATTAAAGGAGTACCATAAAATTTGTTAGAAATTAAATCTAACCTATTTTCATACCCCTTCTCAACAGCATAGTATATATCACGATTACTTTCTTTTATCTCAAACTTATTAGGTGATTCTATATATGTATCGCCATTTAGATTAACTAATCTCTTTAAGTTTGAGTACCTAGATATTTTATCTTGTCTACTTTTAAAAGACTGTGTAATCTCAGTTTTTATTAATGACGGTTTATTCACTAAAACACCTACCTTACAGGACCTTCATCAAACACATTATCTGCTTGCATTAAAGACCTTGCCCTTATCTCAGTAAAACTAAAACTTATCTGAACGTCAGAATACGTAGGAGAACTATTCCCACCTAAAGACTCACTATCTAATGTATCACCTAGAATAGTGCCAGCCGCACCACCCCACTCAATGCTAACAGAGTTAACTATTGCTGTAATATTTATCATAGCACCAAATCTTACATAACAATAAGGTGGAGTCACTAAACTGCCTGTATATTTAGGATATACTAACTTCTTACACTCTAATACAACATTCTCCATATCAGGAACTATATCTTTATGTAGAGTTACACTATACGAAACAGTTCTCGCCTCACTCCCTTCATAGTTGAAATAAGGCGAAGAACGTCCCATAGGCTGTTGTTGACCAAAACTAGCACCATAATCCTCAGAAACGTCCGTAGGTAAAGTAGCAAAATTAATCTTAGTCCCTGTAACTAGATTAACAATATAGCAAGGAATTATATTAGTAGGATTCCATTGCATCGTTGTTACACCACTTTTACCTACTGACATTGAATAATTGTCAGAACTAAAGTCATTAGCCATCTATTTACCTCAAACCTTCAATAAATTATTTACTGATGCATCTGAACTAACACCACTACCACGATAATTAGAGCCACTCGCTATTACATTAATTAATGTATCTAACTTGCTTTCTAACCTCATAACTTGCCATTTAATAGCATCGACTACATCATCTGAACCACTATTAGAATCAGATACAACTGTACTTGTAGTATTAGTATTTAAAGGATTTTTATCAGCAGGCACAACCATCTCACCCTCATGAATAAGAGCGACTTGTGTATCAGGAACAAAAGGAGTACCTTGAGCATATTGAGGAGTTCCTTTTGTATTTTCTTCATAGAACTTCTTAGATTTTTCTAACCTACTAGCGGCTGAATCAGCACCAAAACCTTCATACTCTCTACCGAAAATATCAGATGCACTATCCACGGAGATTTGACCTTTTAATGCGTCTGAAGTACTAGAATAATTGCTTTGTAATTCTTTTAACAAGAATTCAAGTTGTGTTTGGAAATCAGCAACACTAGTGCCTTTAGATTGAGCATAATCCCATAAAGCACTCTTACGACCTTTATCAGTCCACTGTGCTAAACCAAATCCACCTTCATGTGCCAAGAAAGCATCTTTACTAGCAGTAATTTGTTGTAATAAAGATTCATTTGTAGTACCACCATCATCTTGTATAGCACCACTCCTAAAGCCACTTTCTTCATGTAAATTACCTAGTATGCCAGCTATACCTTCTGCAGAATAACCAGCCTTAGCTAAGAAGTCCCAAATCCTCTTACCATCACCATTACCAGTAGACATACCAGCTGGCTTACCAGCACCAACACTACCACTACTAGAAGAACCACCTTTTAAGAATTCTTTCAACTTATCAAAGATAGAACCACTATCACCAAGTAAATTACCTAATATACCACCAGTACCCATATTTAATAAGTGTTTGAAAATATTACCAAATAAGCCACCTTCTCCATATGTGTCTTGTCCAGTGATACCAAATACACCTCTAAAAACTTTTTCTAATACAGAACGACCTTGACCAACTTCGCCATTTAAACCTAAAGCATCAATGAAACTACCACCCATTGGTATTCCACCATCTGACCTAACAGCACCAGCCTGTTGTGAAGTTAAAACTGCTTCGCCCTTATGTAGGAAAGCAGGGTAATTATCATAAGGAACATTCGACAAACCATCTGCATGAGAACCAAAAGAACTTAATACACTACTCATTAAACCAAAAGGATTTAAGTATGACAATGTACTAGCTATTGCAGTGACGTTATTAGTAGTAGACTTATTAGGATTATTTTTCTCCATACCTAATAAACTACCAATCCAAGAATCAGCAATTAAATCATGTACAGCATCAAATGCTGTAGTAAATGCACCTACAATCTTATCAGGAATAGATGTGATGTAATCAGTTAATGATTTGAAAGCCTCAGCAACTCTATCACCACCTATAGCACTTGCTATAGCACCTATAATAGCACCAGCTAAAGCACCCATTGGCCCACCAACAGCGAAACCAGCGGCACCACCTTTTATTGCACCACCTAAAACCTCAATAAAATTTTCCATAAAGGTCTTTTCACCTTTAATACCACTACCAGTACCAAATATAGAACCTATTAAACCACTCAAAATAGTCTGTAATAAATTATGGTCTTTACCGAACCAATCATCTGCTTTATTTAAACCACCAAAGAAATCTAAAATAACATCAAAGAAACCACCTATAATAGGTATTGCTTTTCCTAAGAATTTGAATACTCCACCACCAAAAATCTTACTAGCAAGCTTCCCTATGCCAGTACCACCTATCTTAGTGAATATATCACCAAAGAATTTTGAGAATACAGGAGCCATCTTAGAACCTATTTTAGAAAATACTTTTATCATTTTATCGGGAGCATTAGCATAAAATACTTTCCCTATCCAAGAGAATACAGACTTAAACTTCTTAATTATAAGAGCAATAAAAGAACCATTCCCAGTAAATACGTATTTTAAACCTCGTACTATACCATCACTTAAAGCACCCTTAGAACTGAACAGAGCCTTTAAGCCACCACCTTTAAGGAAACTACCAAACCCTTTCATAGGAGATACTATAGATTTAAGTAATGATTTAACATCACCCCATTGATTAGCTACTGTATAAGCAATAATAGCGTAATTAGCCATGTTAGCGGCTTTAACATCTAACTCACCAAAGAAGTCAGAAACCATTCTGACAGGGAAAGAATCTGATAACCAATTACTTAATTTTTCTATCGGACCACTTGCATACCCAGCCATACTCTCAGAATTTGATTTAGTTAGATTTGAGTTCTTATTAATATTATCAGAAACCTTTTTTAAGTCCTCTGATAAATTATCAGCATTAGCGAACATCTGTGCTACAGCATCTGAACTAAACCCTACTGACTCCCTTAATTGATTCAAAGCGAATGGGTCGTCTTTATTAGCAACAAAGACATCTTGCATTGACTTCATGACTTCATCTGCATGACCACTATCAATGGCACCTCTGAAATCTTCAGCACTCATACCAGTCCTAGACATGAAATTAACAAAATCATCATCTTTTAGCAACTCAGGAACTGACATCTTAGACCATTCAATAATCTTTCCACCAGCTTCTTCAACACCCTTATTATATTGTTGCTGTTGAATACTTTCCATTATTGCTAATGATTTAGTCATACCCTTAAACTTAACAGAATCTTTTTTAGACAAACCATATAAATCTTCAATATGTTCATTCATTGAAGATAACATAGCATTACTATCAACTGTCAAGTCTTTATCAGCACCTAACCCAGTAGCGATATTAGACATCTCCCGTAGTACATCACCCTTACCACCACTATTGATATCCATTTTGATAATACTCGATAAATCACTAATATTAGCATCAATAGCAGTATGTAAACTAGCTACTTCTTTTATATAAGGGTCTAACTGTTTAGCAGTTTTCATGCCCATCTCATCCATGACACCATTAACAAGTTCTGATGCCTCGTTCCTACCCATAGCATAAGATGAATCTACTACACCACCTATCATTCTTTGATAATCACTTTTAGTGATATTACCATTTAATTTAGCACTTCTTTCACGAAAATTATCAATGAATGAGTCAGTAATATCTGTTAAGCTACTCTTTACAGAGTCAGCCATATCTGTTAATTCTAAAGCAACAGCGGCGTCCCTAACACCTTTAGAGAACCTTTTTATCCTATCTGTAAATGAATTGGTCATACCAATCATTTCTTCATCAAACTCATCGGATATTTCACCAAAACGCTTAGACACAGTATCCTTCATAGTCTGTAGACTTTCATCTGCTACTTGAATCATGCCTTTATAATACTTACGATTTGAATTATCCATATATTTTGCATATAAGGTAAATTCACGTTTCATATCAGCTAAACTATCTTCTAATATAGCTTGCTGATTGTCCATACTATCCCTAAGCATTCCTTGAGCTGATTTGTTAGTAGTATTATAAAAAGACTCTAACATTGTCATTTGAGAGTCTAGCATCCTAGCAAAACGCTTCTCACGTAATGCTATCTTCTTCTCAGCTTTCTTCGCTTCTCTTGCTTCTATCTGTTGTATACGTTTATTTAGTTGTTTCTTATCTTGTAAATCAGCCATATATACAACCTTTAATAACTATAAAAAAGAGATGAGATTATCATCTCCTCCTCCCTCTAGTAGACCTTTTCTCTTTAGCGGATTTGATAGCCTCATCTTGTGCTTTCTTCTCTTCTTTTTTCTGGTCGACCAAAATTTGATACATCGTCCGTCTCTCTAGTGAACTCATATTTTCAACAGATTCATAGGATATTTTCCCAAAGTATGCTAATTGAAACTCTTCTTTCATTAAAGAACGAAACGCAGTAAAACGTATATCTCTAGCCTTATTATTATATTCGTCTGAATTGAACTCACTTAATTGTGGGACGAAAGAATTCACTTGTAATAGGCATAGCGAAATCATAAATTTCACCACAAGAAGTACATTCATGGTCAACAATAGTATCTACACCTACAATAATACTATTAATCACTGTCTGCATTTTAGCACTATCCATAGACACCATGTTTTCTACATAACTACGAGCATCTACAAAGTCTACAGCCTTACCATTAATAGCAGTAATGTATTTTGCCATCCTACAGATATACACAACTTCTTTGTAATTTTGATTAAACTGTTTAGCGAACCTACGTGCATATTTTTCAACAAACTCTGTATCGGAATTACGTAATAAACGTAATGACAAAGTATCACCACTTACAGGTAACTCAACATTAATAGGTTCAGTGAAGTTATCATCTAAGTACATAATATCAAAATCTGATAAACTAATTTCATGCTCATCTGTATTACCACAATGAGGACATGTAGAACGTACTTTATACTTATCCCCAAATGTTACCATACGTAATTGAAGAATTAAGAACATTTCATCTGCACTAATTAGACGATTAATATCAATATTCTCAGGGGAAACAATACAGTTCCTTAAAATTTTCTTGAATACATCTGCACCTTGACTTGCATACATAATCTTTTCATCACGTGTTGTCATACCACGTAATGTAATATTAGCAGGGATGCCATCTTCTTTATAAAGAATACCCTTAGACGGTAATAGCACAGTAGACTCGTAATCTACTTTTGTTTTCTTAGAACCAGCTTCTTTACTTTCCCTCTCTAAGTCTTTAGCAATCAAATCTTCTTTTTTTGTATCTTCCACATTTACCTCTTCTGCAGTAGTGTTACTTACTTCTTTAATATCTTTATCTACAACTGTAGACGTAACCTCAGATGCACCATCACCAAACACATCTGCACCTAAATTGAATCTATTATCTTCCACTTCTAAACCTCTTTTGTATAATACAAAAACTATCTAAAAAAGTATTGAAACTATCTAAGAATATATATAGTATGACAACATTTTATGATTAACAATAAAAATAGAGATAGTATCACTACTATCTCTACTATACTAAATACAACTATTAATCTATTTTAAGAAATCATTCTTTGATAATCGCTTACGATAAATATCCTCTATATTCTTAATAGCCATATCAGATACATGATTATGGAAGTCAACATGTTTTCTGCAGAATTGCTCATAATAAGTTATGTCAGTCATGATATGGTCAAAACTCTCTTTTGATTTAGCTACATTATGTAACAAATCATCATTAAACTCTAATACCCTTGACCTAGCATTAATTGCCCTAGTCTCAGAAATTTCATATGATAAACGACTTAAATCCTTACTATTTGACTCCCCAAACTTTTCAAGCTTCTCAACCCTATCAATTACTTCCTTATTTAACTCTCTTCCAATAATAGATAAAATAACTGAAAGAGGATTAAACTCAATAGGAGATATTTGTATGATAGTTAGTAAAAGTAATGTTGCCAATGAAACATCACCTATACTTATATTCATGCCCAAAACAGATAACATCTCAATTAAATTCATAGAACACCACCTCTACTATACCAATATGATTACCTGTAACTAGCTTTAGTATCCCTATCATAAAGTACTGTGCAATTCACACATAATCATCTAATGTATTCCGTAGAATATGATGTAAAATGTATCTACTCAACTCTCATCCCTATTATGTATATAAGATGAAATTTACCTATAATTCACAAATCAAAAATTAGACTCCAATTTTTGTATATATAAAATAGTAAACTACAAAACACCACAATCTAT